TTCAGTTTTCTCTGATAGAGTATTGACAGTAACAAAATTAAAATGGCAAGATACTTTCTGCCCTGAGACATTAGAAAGTAAGTTTTTATCTACGAAATTAATCGCAGGTTCTAACTATGATTCTTTGCCTTTCGAACAGTTAATCGTTGATCAAGTTGTTCAAAACATTACTTCAGGAATGGAGCAGTTAGTATGGCAAGGTGACACTACTTCAACAGGTAACCAAGTATTGAAACAAATGAATGGTTGGTTGAAAGTAATCGATGCAGCATCTCCAGTGTACGCAACAGCAACAGCAGCTCTTACAGCAGCTAATGTTATCGCTATCTTTGATGATGTTTATGCTAAGATTCCGGTAGCTTTATTGGCTCGTCCTGAATATCCATTAGTAGCATTCTGTGGATGGGATACATTCCGTAAGTTGATTATCGCTCTTAAAGATGCTGATAATTTTAACTTCAATGTAAACACTACAGACGCATACAAGACTGGTGAGATTACACTACCAGGTAGCGGATTGATGGTTAAAGCTGTTCATGGTTTGAACAACATCGCAACATCTCAAGCTAAGTATAATGATCGTATTGTTTGTACTTATCCTCAGAACATGGTTTATGGAACTGACTTAGCTAACGAATATGAAGAAGCTAAATTTTGGTATTCAGCAGATGATCAGAACGTAAAAGGTTCTATCAAGTGGAAAGCAGGATGTGAGATTAACTTTGGATCTGAGATCGTGACTTACAAAAATTCTTAATTAATCGGGAGAGGGTAACACCTCTCCCTTAAATACTTATAACAAATGGCTTGTATAATAATTAACGGAGTAGAAATCGATTGCGCTGATGCAATTGGTGGAGTAGCTGAGATTTATCTCACCGAATACACTAATGTTCCTCAAGCGAACATCACAGCCGCATCAGGAGTTATTACTGCAATGACTTGTTCAAGTGGTAAAAAGTTTTGGACATTTCAATTGGATAAAGAGAATGGTCAATTCATGTCTACACCTCAAAGAAGTGTTGAGAATGGTACATTATTTTATGACCAATCAGCTACTTTCACATTGAAAGGTAAGATGACTGCTGCAAGAAGAAACGCATTGCATATCTTATTACAGAATCGTTTAATGGTTATCATTAAAGATAACAATGGAACTTACCAATTGATGGGACAAGTTTACGGAGCGGATGTAACAGGTGCAGAAGGAACAACAGGAAAAGCATTCGGAGATATGTCGGGTTATACATTGACAATCACTGGTAAAGAGAAAGATCCTGCTAACTTTGTAACACCTGCATTGCTAACAACATTAACAGTACCTGCTTAACCTTTTTATTTCATAGTTTTAGGGTTTAGAAAAAGAGGAGTGAATCGTAAGGTTCGCTCTTTTTTTTTACACAAAATCGTATTTTCTTATACTTATAAATGATGTTTGTAATCAGAAAGAATACTAATACTAATTTGATCTGCACATTGCAGGAGAAAGTGACTATAACAAGTCCTTACTATTTGTTTGTGTTTACTAATGATGTAACAGATGTAAGTGTTACTTTCTTACAGTCAAACATCAGTACTCATCAGGAGAGATACGATGAGTTCATACTAACAGAGACAAGCGGAACAATAAACTACTCAAGCGGAACAATTGAATTGTTACCATTGGGCAGTTGGACTTATAAGATATACGAACAAGCATCAAGCACCAATCTGATTGAAGCTAATGCAGGTAATTTATTAGAGATAGGAATGGCTAAGGTAATCGGAACAAACGAATCTTATAGCACCTATAATGGTCAGGATATAACATATAAAGTACATGAGCGAAACCAGTAACGTATTATACATTAAGTTTGAGAATCATAAAGTTCCCGAATTTAAAGAGGTAAAAAATAAGGAGTACATTTACTTCGGTGAGGATAATAACTATCCCGATTACCTTATAGAGTTGTATCTAAGATGTGCTAAACACAATGCTATTATCAATGGCAAGACTAACTATATCTATGGTGGTGGTTTAGTTACTGATGATAAGACCTCAACAGTTAATCAGAAAGCAATTACTCAGAAGTTTATTAGTAAGCTGAAACCTTTTATCAATGACATGATTAAGGATTTTGAATTATTTAATTCGATTGCAATCGAGATAATATATGATAAATTGGGGAATGAAATCGCTGATTTCGCATATATGCCAATCAGTAAGATAAGAACCAATGCAGATGAATCAGTTTACTTCTATTCAAATGATTGGAAACAATCCAAACAGACAGAAGAAAAGACGGGATTCAAAGAGTTAGAACCATTCGATTATGAGAACAAAGTTAAGGGAAGTCAGTTGTTTGTGTTTAAACTGAAATCACCAAAGAATGGAGTTGATAAGAACGTATATGGTATACCGAATTATATCGGAGCAACCTCTGCAATAGAGACAGACATTGAGATATCTAACTTCCATTTGAATAACATCAAATCGGGATTCAGTATGGGGCAGATTATCTCTTTTAACAATGGAGTTCCTCCAACAGAAGAAGCAAAGAAGCAGATTGAAAGACAGATAAAGCAGAAAGCTACCGGAACAGATAAAGCAGGTGGACTTGTAATTACGTTTAATGCATCTCAAGACAATGCTCCTACAATACAGTCATTCAGTCCGAATGATTTAGATAAACAGTTCATTGAGATAGGCAAACGAGTTGATCAGGAGATATTCACATCTCACAACATTGTTAGTCCAGTATTATTCGGAGTAGCAACAGAGGGAGCATTAGGGCAGAGGACAGAGATGTTAGATGCGTATGAGTTGTTTCAATCAACATACATCAGTATTAGACAAGGGATATTAGAGGAGATTATCAATGATTTCTCTTCTTACTTTGGTATTGCTAACTATATCTACTTTAAGAAATCAACACCGATAAAATCATTACTACCTGATAGCATTATTCAGAAGGTATATGATGCATATCCAGTTGAGCAGATTATCGATATGATGGGATTACCACAGATTGATAATAGTTATAAAGTAGGATTATCTGCTGAAAAAAAAAAGTGTGAACATCAGTGGTTCGATAACATCGGAATAAAGGCATCTGATTGTACCATCTTATACGAAAGAGATTATGAAGGGCAGAGCGATGAGGATTGTATTGAGACATTTAAGAAAGAGAAATTTGCTGAAGAATTACTGACTAATGAGAAAGCTATTATAGACCTTTTAAGCAAGGATGTATTAACACCGAGCGAGAGTATCGCAAAAGTATTAAAGATTAGCACAAAGGAGGTAAATGACATCATTACATCATTAGTTGAGAGGGGTTATTTAAGTTCGGGAAGTGAACCAACAAAGAAGGGGGAGAAAGCAAGTGAAGATTCAAAGACTGACAATATAGAAGTAAGATATTATTATGGATGGAGAGCAGGATTCGATGCAAAAGATAAAAAGAATAGCAGAGAGTTTTGTGTTGACATGCTAAACAAAGAAAAAAGATATACACGATCAGAGATTGAAACATTAAACAATGAACAGGGATTAGATGTGTGGGAATCGAGAGGTGGATGGTGGAATAAAGGCGGTGTAAGTGTTCCATTTTGTAGGCATCTTTGGAAACAAATAGTAATAAAAACAAATTAAAATGGCAGAAATATTATTCATATCAGAGCAGTACATTAAAGATACATCCTATATCGATGAGAATGTAGACATCAAGTTATTGCGTTCAAGTATCTTAGAGACACAAGATATCCGTATCTTATCTATATTAGGCACAGCTTTATACAATGACTTAAAGAGTAAGATCTCTAACAATACAGTTAATTCAACCACTGGCTATAAGACGTTATTAGATACCTATGTATCACCTGCTTTAAAGTATTGGGTGTTACATGATGGAGCGTATATTCTTCAGTATAAGATAATGAACAAAGGAGTAGTTACTCGCAGTTCTGAGAATGCTGAGACAATCGGAGTAGCTGAGTTAGATAGATTAATGGCATTCTTTAAAGATAGAGCAGAGTTCTATTCTGATCGCATTACGAGATTCCTATTAGAGAATGATACTACCTATCCATTATACAATGATGCAGGTAATGGTATTGATACAGTTCAACCGGTGGTTAATAATTTTACGCAAGGTTGGTATTTAGGGGATGGTGTAAATACTTATGGATTAGATATTGATTATGGTAAACTTAATAACTGTTAGATGAAAAGAGACATATCTAAGAAAGTAGAACAAAAAGTTAAGGAATATTTCACAAAACTAAAGAATGGGACTTACATTAAATCAAATAGTTCAGCAGCTTCAAGAAATAGCAAATAATCACCTCCAAGTTAATACATGGGGATTTGGTGACATTTGGGAGATAGCTGCAAGTGGTGACATTCAGTATCCATTAAATTGGGTAACATTAGAAGGAGTGGATGTAAGTACTTCTGCAAAGACTGAGACTTATAAATTCTCTTTACTGTTTATGGATGCTGTAAAGAATGGCGAAATAAACGAGACAGAAGTACTATCGGATCAGTTAAGTATTGCAAAGGATTTCTTAGCACAGTTGAAGCATCCATCTTATGATTGGAACTTCCAGGATAACGTAAGTACATTGGAAGATTTCACAGAGAGATTTGTGGATAGTGTATCGGGATGGAAGATGAGTATAGCTTTTGTCTTACCATTTACAAGTGATCGCTGTGCAATGCCATATGTAGGTAATGTATCACCGAGTGCAGTCTGCCCAGTTGTAACCATATACAGTTCAACCGGAACGATCATAACAACAGTAGCAGCAGGAGGAAGTTATACAACAACAGCAGGAAGCTGCTCAGGAACATATCTCT